AAGGAAAGCGCAGTTGAAGCCGAGATAGTCGCATGATCAAGGAGCCAGAATCAAGGTTTGTCAATTACCTTTCGGACGTTGGTCCGATCTTGTACCGTTACGCAGTCGATCATGATGGTCGCAGGTACGCTTGCAATACGCTTACTTACGCCTCGTATTTAGCTGAGAAGTTCGATACCAAGGTATGGAATGTGGTGCTAAAGAAACACATTGAACCTCACATTGGCCTTTGCGGGTACTGCGAAAAGTACAGTAAGTTGCATTTCGTGGATGGCAACCGAGGTTCGTTTCCTCCAAAAGATGACGAATTTGGATGCGAAGAATGTGGTAGCGTGTATCGGATAATCGACATCCTAATGGAAACAGGAGCGTACAAGCAATGAACTGGAGAAAGCACCAGATCCTAACGCCTCCAGACGACGATGAGGTGGCATTGATGGACCCATCTGAGTTGATGGAGATACATCGGATATACCATGAGGCTATCGAGAATGCTGACAAAGATCCATTCCGATATGGGTTTAGACTTCCGCACTGGGAGAAGGCTGAGGAGCAGCTTCAAGAAGTCAATGAGATCCTAGCATTAGGCGGGAATCGCAGCGGGAAAACGTCATGGGGGTCGTACTGCGTGGTTAAGGCTGCTGTGGAGAACCCAAAGTCTGAGATATTCTGTTTTGCCCAGACATCCGAGGTGTCAATCCGCCAGCAACAAAGTGCCGTATGGGGGTGGCTTCCTGCTGAGTTGCGCTCCAAGCAGACATCGGAGAATGCGTACATCTCGTACACCAAGAAGAACGGGTTCACGGATAACTCGTTAATCCTGCCTAATGGCTCCCAGATCATCTTTAAAACATACTCGCAGTATCAGAACAATCCAACGATCCTAGAGGGCGCAGAACTTGGTTCTAGGAACCCGCAATGGCAAAACATTGGGGTATGGTGCGACGAATACTTATTAGGTCCAGACCTTATTAACACTCTGCGTTTCCGTCTTGCGACTCGCAACTCCAAGATGCTGCTAACATTCACGCCTATTGACGGCTGGACCGAGGTCATCAAGGAATATCTGGATGGGGCTAAAACCATTGAGTCCAGAGAAGCAGACCTTCTCAAAGGCGAGGTGGTCCCGTATGTCCAGAGGTCCAAGAAACACAACGCTTCGGTCCATTATTTTCACAGTCAAGACAACCCATTTGGTGGCTACGAACGCATCAAGGACACGTTGATTGGGAAGCCTCGCGAAGAGATTTTAATTCGAGCCTACGGGGTTCCAATGAAGTCTCACACGACCAAGTTTCCTAAATTCAACAAGGTGGTCAATGTCGTTGAACCAGATAAGATCCCGACTAGTAACGTCACCCGTTATCATGTTATCGACCCCGCTGGTGCGAAGAACTGGTTCATGTGCTGGATCGCTGTGGACGAGAGCGGAACCTTCTGGGTCTACCGTGAATGGCCAGGCGTAGATGTCGGGGACTGGGCGGAATGGCGTGGTGGCAAGTGGGTTCCAGGTGAAGGGGCTAAAGGCCAAGGATTCGGTATCCGAGACTACATCGACCTTATCCAGCAAATGGAGGGCGAAGAGGAAATCTTTGAGCGTCTGATTGACCCTCGGCTTGGAGCAGCAAAGTACCAAGTGCAGGATGGGTCATCGTCGATTATTGAGGATTTGAACGAAGCTGGCATGGTTTGCATTCCCGCGCCGGGTCTTGACATTGACGATGGGTTGCAGGCTTTGATCGGGAAAATGGCATTTGATACAACTAAGCCGCTTGATTCGGTCAACCGACCGCATTTCTATGTCAGCAGCGAGTGTGAGAATATCATCAATGCTTTGTCCGAGTACACGGGTGAACAAGGGCTGAAGGAAGCTTGGAAAGATTGTTATTGTGTTGATACTGAGGTGCTTACAGAGGATGGATGGTTTAAGTTTAAAGACTTAGAAAAAGGCGTAAAGGTCGCTACCATGTCACCAGACGGATTCCTTGAATATCAAATACCGACTGACTATATTGAAAGATATTACGATGGGGTAATGTATCAAGCTGAAAGCAAAAGCATAAACTTCAAGGTAACACCGACACATCGGATGCTAGTCTATCCGCAAAAGAGCGAGTTTACCTTCAGGTTGGCTAAAGAACTTTGTAGGCAGGACACATTTCCGATTTGCACAGATGGTTTGCGCGATAGACCTACTGGGTACATCGAGCTTTGGAATGGTAAGTTTGTTGCTGAGGAGGATTGGGCAGAGTTCATAGGATGGTTTGTCTCGGAGGGCAGTTCAACTGGTAGTCGTGGAGGTAAGATCCAGATACCAGGCAGGGGATACTCCGTGTACATCTCTCAATGCCGTGATGCCAACCCAGACAAATGCGACCGAATTGCAAAATTGCTAGATCGCATGGGACTGAAGTATGGCTACAGGGCTAAGTCGTTTGCAATTAGTAGCAAGAATCTATGGGAGATCCTGCATCCGCTTGGACATAGCGGACAGAAAAGAATTCCTAGATCGGCAATGAATCTTCCTAGGCAAGCCTTGGAGAAAATGTGGGAGTCGTTGGTACTTGGAGATGGATGGATTGACAAGTGCTCCGATTGCAAGCGTTACGCGACATCATCGCCATTGCTTGTAGATGACATTCAAGAGCTGCTTCAAAAATTAGGGAAGCCGCTAAATTCCACCTACACTAGAGATGTCGGTTACAAGGGTGGCGTGCTGAATGGAAAACAGATTGTTGGGACGATGCCTCTATACATGCTTGGTGAGCGCAAAGGTCGGAAGGCTACGATTACCACCAAGGATAAGCGCATGTTACTCCAGCAAGTACATTACACGGGCAACGTTTATTGTGCTACAGTACCAAATGGTACGCTAATTGTGCGTAGACATGGCAAGCCACTTGTGTGCGGAAACTGTATTGACGTTCTTCGCTACGCCTCGATTGCAAATATAGATCATGTTGACAGCAGCCAATCATTTGTTACAACTCATGGGTCTGGAGGATATTGACATGAAAAACGAAATACAACTAATGCACGGAGACTGCCTTGAGCGAATGGCAGAGATACCAGACAGCAGTGTTGATATGGTGCTCTGCGATTTGCCCTACGGAACCACGGCGTGCAAGTGGGATAGCGTGATTCCATTTGAACCGCTCTGGGTACATTACAAGAGAATCGCCAAGAAGAATGCCGCAATTGTTCTCACTGCGAGTCAGCCATTCACGTCGGCACTAGTGATGAGTAATACTAAGATGTTCAAGTATTGTTGGGTTTGGGACAAGGTAAAGCCCTCCGGCTTTCAGATCGCCAAGTTTCGCCCCATGATGCAACACGAGGACGTTGCGGTATTTTGCCATGGAACGCCAAGTTACTTTCCCATAAAAACTCCGCGAATCAAACCCAAGGTGAACGCCTTTCGCTCGCCATCGGAGTCGTCTCCATTGGCATATAGCGACGGTAAGGCTAGGGTCTACACCGACCATCACCCTAAAAGCATTTTGACGGTTTCCAATGCCAACCAGCGCAACCGCTCCCACCCTACCCAGAAACCCGTTGCACTGATGGAATATCTTATCCGAACCTACACTAACGAAGGAGAAATAGTGCTAGATAACACTATGGGAAGCGGAACAACTGGCGTAGCGTGTGTTAATACGAATAGGTTGTTTATTGGCATTGAGCAAAACGAGGAGTACTTTAACATTGCCAAAGCAAGGATTAAGGACGCTAAAATGCTAATATGAAAACGGAAACTGAACCAATGTTAGCCGAACAGCTTGTTCTAACTTGCCTAAAAGAAGCCTATTTCCGTAGGGTTAAGGATGAAAAGCTGGGCAAAACCAAGCAACTTACGGAGGAAATCGATACTCTGGAACACGCGATCAAATATATGAAATCAAAGATAAACCATGAAACAAGCACCAAATAAGAAAGCAGCAAAACGAGGCCGTCCGCCAAAATCCAAGATTATCGTGGATGAAGCTCCATGTAGCCTAGCTAGCCTAATTGACCAGCAAGAGGAATTGAGCGATGATTACCTAGTAATGCGGGTATGCAATAACCCTACTTGGGTGATTGTCCGCATGGATGGGGTGGCGGTTCCAGTAAAATGCCCATCTAAGCTATCAAATAAACTTGTTG